TTCCAAATGCCGCCGCCTGCCGGAAGTGGGTCTTGCTGGTATTGCGATGCGTAAACGTATGGTGATTTTTCAGCTAATTCTTCAAGGTATTCTTTAGAATTACGCTCTGGGCATAATGCGTTACCTGCCGCATCTATAGATGGAAGTATAATTTTGCGCCAAGGCTTAACGTCTTTGTCTTCTATGAAATAGGCGGCTAAATCCGCTTCATGTACACGCTGGCCAATAAAAATTATAGGCACGTTATTTCCGCGCGGTCGTTGCCTAATCGTCTCCTCATAGTTTCTTATAACTGATTGCCTAACGGTGTCACTATGGGCTTCATCTGGCTTGTGCGCATCATCGATAATAACAGCACCGCTAAATCTAGGCAGACCAGGTAACCCCGCATCACGACCCGTAATAGCACCGGCAGAACCAAATGCCGCGACTTCTCCGCCGGCAGTAGTTGCAAAATGGTCTTTGGCGCGTGAGTCTCTGGAAATTTCTACATTAAATAAATATTTAAATAATTCTGAGCCTATAATTTGTTTTATAAAAAGCGTTTTAGCGGCTGACAAAGTATGAGAATAAGAAATATAAATAAAATTACAATCAGCATAATGCGTATAGCACCATGCAACAAACATACACAGGTGTAAAGACTTACCGCTGCCAGGCTCAACGTTAATAAGAAGGTTCTCGTTAGGATGCTCCATGCGCATAAAACTAGTAAGTTCGCGACATATGGTTATTTGATGGGATTCTCGACCCTCTGGCTGTGACTCTATGTAAGCACGCTGAGTCATATATTTCGTAAAGACCTTAATAAAAGATTGAAGCGACCCACGAAGTTGCGCGGCCATTTCTTCTTTTTCCATGTCGATTTTCATTTGCGCCAAAATTTTAACTTTTTAAAAAAAATTATACACTTATTTCTTTTGTTAACATGCCGCTCAAGGTAACTGACCCTATCCTCAACCTTACTAATGGATTCTGATAAGGAATTTAAGTAAGCTGACATATCTTTTTTTAACTCATCAATTTCTTTAATGAATTTATTTTCATTATCTTTTTTTAACAACAGATGGTCTTCTAACCCTTTTATTCGCTCTAAAATATATCCTAAAGGGTTAAGGTGCTCTGAGATATCTTTTAAATCTACTTTATCATCATTACTCATCAATATTCCTTCTTGTGCTTCTTATCTAACTGACTACGCAACTCCATTAATTCATTGCGTAACGCATCGTTTTCGCCTTCGAGTGATTCAATTTTGCGTTGCTCGCCATATTGTTTCGGCAAAAGCTTTGCTGCAAGCCATTTTCGCGTATCTACTTTAAGCCTTGAGCGCGCAATATATTCTGTGTTGCAAACCTCATTGCCGTCTTTATCTAGCTTAGAATCAAAGTCATCGTTGTCAGCAATATCAAGGCAATCTTCGGCCAAAATATCCGCCTGTTCTAGCTTTGCTTGTGCATATTGGGCGGAAAACTCTGGGTGCTGTCGTCTCCATAAATTGATTGTGCTTTTGTCTGGCAGGTCTTCATAAAGACGCGTGAGCTTAAGCAATCCATGACCAGTGGACGCAACCAAATCGCAAATACGCTGAGCCATTTCCGGCGAATAATCAGTCGGCCTTCCGCCTACGCCTTTTCGGCTTTTCTGCTCTTTCTTTAATTTGCTCTCTTTTTTCACTGTCATCTTCTTTGGCTTCGACTCTTTCTTTGTCATCGTCTAAGTCCTTTTTTTCTTCAACTTTAATTTCTGAAACGTTTTTAGGCATTATGATAATGCCGTCTCCGTTACAAAGCGGGCAATCAACCTCGTTGCCACCTGTGTCAACTTTTGAGTAACCACTGCTTATTTTAAATAATTTTTTTTGTCCATTGCAGCGAAAACATCGTTTTTTTATTGATGACATATCAGATCCTAATCAGTCAGAATATACATTTAACACTTTTATTTTAACACATTTATTCACAAAATCCGTGGATAAACTTGTGGGTAAAGCATAAAACAGTAAGATTGTCATATTATCTAAGCATCGTTCAGTAATAAACCATAACAATATTTGTAGATATTTTATTGACATTGTGGGTAAACGGTGGTATTATACACACATAAAGCAAAGAAATTCAAATTAAGCAGAGAGAGAAAAAATGAAAGATTTTATTAAATATGTGTTAGATTTTTACGGGGAAAGTGGTTTATTCGATATGAAAGCCACTCGCGATGAAGTTTGGAATGCAACCTGTATTAGACTTATTCGTTTTAAAGACATTCCCTTTGAAGGAGATTCCCTAGATAGAGAAAAGGTAAGGGATATAATCTTAGAATCTCGGCAACAAGATGTTATAGGGAAGTAACATGATAATAGAAAAATCACACGACACCGATTTGCTTCATACCGAATTAACTGACGCGCTTAACTGCGCTTTAGAATCAAATGACCCAATCGGTTTATGGGTTCAAAAATACCAAGACAATTGCGAAGACTATTGGGAAGTATCTGTAACTGACAAATCAATTGGTATTCACGTCTTAAGCCACTTTGAACTTGCCGGTTTTATAGCAGCCGTTCAACAATTTAACGAATCGGAAGATTTTACATTTTTGCATAATATTATTTCTGTAACCGTAGATACAGTTATAAAGCGTTGGAACGAAAAAAATACAATTGACATCACCACTACATCGTATCAAGATTATTATGATATGTATGGGGTTAACCGTTCAGATTTTGCTTAAGGAGCAAGCATGGGATGTGCGCTTAAAGAAATATCGAGCAATTTATTGTCCGTATTATACAAGCTTGTAGAAAAAACAAACTGTGGTGCAAATATATGTTGTAACCAAAACAAAGTTGAAGTTAACTTAATTTGGAAAAACAAAAAAATAAGAATTAGCGATAATTGTAGTTCAGTTGTTTTTAAAAGGTTACAACTTCTTTTAGCTAATAAATAAGCTCTACATTTTCGGCGGTTATACCTTTGGGCGTGCTTTTAGCATCAAAGCTAACCATTTGTCCATCTTCAAGTGTTTTATATCCTGGTGCTTTAATAGCTTTAAAATGAACAAAATAATCTTTACCTTCGCACTCAATAAAACCAAACCCCTTTTGAGAATTAAACCACTTTACTTTACCTTTTAGCATTTACATACTCCCTCAAATAAATATTCGCATTTCTACGGCCTAAATTCATCGCTGACAGCGAGTTTTTACATTCTGCCATACTATCTCGCCAAATCAAAATATATTGCGTCAGAAGGCGTTTATGCTCGTTACAAGGTATATATGACAGCATCTTTTTAATAAACTTCATATCGTCTTTTAACAACTTCAACCCAATCCTTTGACAATATGGCTCAAAATCATTGTATAGCCAGTGCATTTATTTCTCAAGTGATTTTAAATACTTTGCGTATTGTTTGCTCAATGCTTTTGCTAATTCAAGCTTTTCTTTGTTTGGAAAAAATGCGTCCACTTGTTTGGTTTTATAAGCGTGGTGTAAATCTTTAATCAAAATAAGCTCATCATCAGTAAACGGGCAAGTATTTTTCTTTTGTTTAATATATCCCTCAGGTGTTTCAAATCCTTTTTTAATAATTTTATGCAGTCCTGATAATGCTCTTGATTGGTTAAATCCGTTTTTCTTGCTTTCTTCCAAGTGATACTTACATTGTTTTAAAAATTCTTCATCATCTCTTTCGTCAGCAAGTTCTTTTCTAGCATTAAGTAGTTGTTGATCAATTTCTTTTGAAATAATAACGCTACTACTACTTGAATCCTCTTTTTTGGTTCGTTCTTTAGTAGTAGTAGTAGTATTCTGATTGTTTTCATATGTATATATAGTAGAGTCGGACAACTTGGCCGGTTCGGATCGGCCAGTGTGGCCGGTTGGGGCAATATTTGAACAGCTTTTATTTTCTTGGCTTTCAGGTCTATCTACTTCCAATATGTCCGCTATTGATTCAATAATTTTATCCATGTCCGGTTTTATATGTTTAATGTTTTTTCCGCAAACCATTTTAACTTTAGTGTAAATCCACCCATTTTCTTCTAAGATGTTAAATTTTCTTCTTAAGGTTCTTTCTGGAATATGTATTTCATCAAACCATTGTTCATATTTTTTATAAAAATACCCATCGTTAGAACTTGATTTGT